GACATCGAAATCGGTGTCGCGCTGCAGTACCCCGCCGAGTTCGTCCAGATCACCCTGACCCAGACCACCGTGAGCAGCTAAGGAGACATACACAAATGCCCACAGTCATCAATAACCGCTCCACGCTGGTCACCGACCCGCTGCGGAACTTCCGGTTCCTCGTGGTGTTCAAGCCGCACCAGATCACCAACGGAGGCTTCTCCTACGGTACTGGCGCGACCATGGGCTTCACCTCGGTTTCGGGTCTGTCGGTCACCACCGACTCGATCCCGTATCGCGAGGGTGGCTACAACACCACCGTCCACCAGATTCCTGGTCAGACGTCCTTCGCCCCGATCCAGCTTCAGCGCGGTGTCACCCTCGGCACCGACGCCAACTGGAACTGGATGAAGCAGGTCTTCCGCACGGTGGAGGGCAACTCGGTCTCGGCTCTCGACATCACGAACAACTTCCGCGCCGACCTGGAGATTCAGGTGCTCTCGCACCCCATCGCCGGTTCCGGTGGCACGGGAGCGTTCGGTCAGGGTGCCGACACCAACTCCAGCGCGTCGAACGACCACATCGCCATGCGGTTCAACGTTTACAACGCCTGGATCACCTCCATCGCATACTCTGACCTCAACGCGGGCGACAACTCCATCTACGTGGAGCAGATGTCGCTCGTTCACGAGGGCTTCGACCTGAACTGGGCGTACTCGCTCACCCAATCGGCTGCGTCCTTCTAGGACCAGCCGTAGGTCGACCGGGATCGCACTAGCCACAAGAACAACAAGGAGCACACCATGTCAGAAGAAATGCAGACTCTGTCTGCCGCATCGGACGCCAATCGCGCACAACAGCTCATCGACAAAGTCCTCGCCCCCACCGAGGAAGAGCAGATCATCCCGGTCCTCCACCCGACCGACACGCACGTGACTCTCCCCACTGGGTACCTGAAGGTGCTCAGTGGGGAGGTCGTCACGAGCGCGGAGGTGCGGGAGCTGAACGGTCTCGATGAGGAAGCAATATCCCGAGAGAACAGCCTCGGTCGACAGATCAACGCCGTCCTGCGGCGAGCCACGGTCTCCATCGGGGGTGAGCGAGCCACGGACGACGTGCTCGACTCGCTCCTCGCCGGAGACCGGGAGGAGCTGCTGATCGCGATCTACAAGGTGACGTTCGGCAACCCAGCAGAGCTTCCGGGCTGGTGCGCCGGGTGCCAGGAGATGAAGACCGTCGCCTTCGACCTGAACAAGGACATCCCGCGCAAGGTGCTCGCCGACCCGGTCGGGGACCGCAGGTGGGAGGTCACCGGCAGCAAGGGGACGAAGTACCTGGTCACCCTGCCCGGAGGGGCGCTCCAGCGGGCGGTAGCCGAGCAGGAGGGGAAGAGCCAGGCAGAACTCACCTCGCTCTTCCTGTACCACACGGTCCTGTCGATCAACGGTCAGCAGGTCTACAGCCCGGAAGCCGTCAAGCAGATCGGTCTGAAGGACCGCCGCACGATCCTCCGGGAAATCGCCGAGCGCAACCCGGGACCCGTCCTGAAGGATCAGACGGTAGAGTGCCCGGACTGCGGCTCCGAGGTGGTGGTCTCCATCAACCTGGGGGCTATGTTTCAGCAGTAAATGCACGCCCTATGAGGAACTCATGTACCAGTGGGGGACTCTGGCTCTCGCCTTCCAGGGCTGGAGCCTGAAAGAACTGAAGGACATGAGTCCTAGGGAACGGACCAACTGGTTAGAGATAGCCAAGGCGGTGAAGTTCCAGAAGAAGAGCAAGTAGAAAGAGAGACGTCGTGAGCGGTCCTAAGGGTGTCATCACCGACCTGACGTCGATCAACTCCCTGCTCGGGTCGATCCTGGACCAGGTCGACCAGATTTTCTCCAAGGCGGGGGATGCCGCGGGCGCTGTAGGCTCCCTCGTCTCCGGGAGCGGCTCCGGCTCCCCCGCCGTTGGCTCGACCAAGCGCGGCTCGGGCAGCAACTCGCTCGGGCTCGCTAACGTCCCCGCTGCCACGGGTGGCTCGGGCATGGCTGGTGCTACCGCCATGCAGGACGCCACGTTCTCGGAGACCTCCGCCGTCAAGACAGAGATGGCTTCTCAGGCGACGTTCTCCGGCGAGTCGGCGTCCGCGGGGTCGTCTTCGGGGTCCACCAACGGCTCCAGCAAGTCCGGAAGCTCGATGACCGACTGGTTCGGGGGCATCGCAGCGGGTGTCGGTCTCGCTGGAACTGCCGCTTCGGGCTTCTCGAACATGATGCCGAACGTCTCCTCGGTGATGCAGCAGATGGGGACGTACTACAGCGCTGCCATGATGCAGGGCAACAACGCCTCGATCACCGGCATGCAGAAGACCGCGAACCAGAACGGTCTCGGAATCTTCGGTCCGCAGGGCTCGGCGAACGTCAACGACATCATGTCGATGATGGGCTTCTCCTACGGGACGAAGCAGTGGGACCAGACCCAGAACGAGATTGCCAACGCGGGCAGGGTCCTCAACATGGACGCTGGAGCCGCCGCCATGGCGTACACCGGGCTGAACACGGGGACGACCTCCGCCCAACTCATGCGGACGCTGGGCGTTCAGACGTCCGACGCGCAGGGTAACTCGCTCACTGCCGACCAGATTTTCAACCAGATTGACCAGCGGCTGCTCCAGCCTGGGGTCAAGTACTCCGTGCAGGACCTGCAGAACAACTGGCTGAAGATGGGCGTGCCGCAGATGCTGACGCACGCCGGTATCACCGACCCCAACCAGCAGGCGCTGTACTTCCAGCACCTGAAGGACAAGTTCAGCGGTCAGCCGACCGACATGTCGCAGAAGTCGACCGGCGACGCGCTCACCAAGAACGCTACGAAGAGCGGCAAGGAGAACCCCTACAGCCCCCTCCAGACGCAGCAGGACTCAGAGACCAAGCTCTTCCAGAGCTACCAGCAGCCGTACCTGCAGGGCATCAAGGACGCGACTCCTCTAATCGTTGACTTCAACAAGCACCTGTCGGAAATCTTTCCTAGCCTGAAGGAGTTCAAGTCGATGCTCGACTCGCTCGCGGGCAGTCATGGCACCGGGGGGCTCGCCAACCTGGGCGGAAACCTCATCAACGGCATCCTCGAAATCCTCGGTGGCTCGGCTCTGAAGGGGCTCCTTTCGAAGGGCGGCGGAGCCAACCCGCTCGTCCCGGGGAAGATGACAGACGGAACGAAGCCGTCCCTTCCTGGTGCGGGCAGCCCGAAGACCGCTCCGGGGAAGCCCGGTGCCCCCGGCTCCGCCCCTAAGCCTGGTTTCCTGGAGGGCGTGCCTAAGGGTCTCCCCGGTGGGTTCTTCGGGGCGCTGCTCACCACCACCGCCATGACGATGGCGGACCAGAAGCTCACCCCTGAGAACCACCCGGAAATGTTCACCAAGAACGGGAACATGAAGATTCCGGGCAAGACCGACAAGCAGGCGGACGCCGTCGCCAAGCAGTACGCTGGGCAGCCGTCCGGAGGCGAAGCGCTCTGGAGCTGGCTCAACACCCCCATCGGCGGAAACGCGCAGAGCCCGAAGTCGTTCGCGTCTCAGGTGGTGTCGGGAGTGGTGAACAGCCTGGGGTCGATGTTCGGCGCGTCCTCTGGGTCGAACAGCCGTACGCTGGCACCCTCCCTGCACCTCAACAACACGGGTGGCTCCAGTCAGACCATGCCCTCCGGTGCGCCGAACACCTCGGGCTCCGCACGTTTCGCTCTCATCATGCCGGTCAACGGACCGATCACGGACGGCTTCGGACCCCGTGCAGCCCCGAACGCGGCAGCGAGCACGTACCACCTCGGGCTCGACATCGCGGGTCCTGAGGGCACGACAATCGTGGCGGCGGCTGCAGGTCGCGTCAAGTCCATCGGGGACAACGGGACGATGGGCTGGACAGTCTCCATCGACCACCTCAACGGCTTCGTCACCAGGTACGGTCACGAGCCGGAGGGAACGAACATCGTCGCCGTAGGGCAGATGGTCGCCCAGGGTCAGCCCATCGGTCGGATCGGCATGACGGGTAACACCACCGGTCCGCACGTGCACTTCCAGCTCGAACTCAACGGCAAGCCTATCGACCCCAAGCCATACATCGGAGCAGGGCAGATCGTCGCCAACGCACCCGCGACCCCGGACCAGTCGCAGAGCGCCGGATCGGCAGGCGCGCAGCCGCTTCCGCCCACGATGCACCTCAACAACAGCGCTGCCGACATGTCGCAGGCTTCCATCATTTCGACCATCGCCCAGGCGATGCCGACCTTCCTCAACGCCGGAGGCGGCAGTGCCAGCTTCGGCGCGCAAACCTCCACCCCCGGGGGTGCGTCGGCATCCTCCGCGAGCAGCATGGCAGGCGGAGTCGGCGGTGGCTCCATCTCAGGCGGCTCGCAGTCCAGCATGTCGGTGCCGGGTTCGAGGTACTTCAAGGCAGGTGACGACTACGTGGCTCAGGACAGCCACGTCAACGTCCACACGGGCGAGGCGATCCTCAACGCCGAAGCTGCCGACGAGTGGCGAAAGAGCAAGATGGGCGGCGGCAAGAAGGGTGGTGGGATGGTCAACATCTACCTCTCCATCCAGGACGCCTCCGACGCCGAAGCCCGCAAGTTCGCTACCCGGGTGAAGAAGATTCTCGAAGAGGAACACCTCGACTACGCGATGGGATCACGCTAATGTCCGGACCGTCCATCATCCAGGGGCAGGGCAGCAACACGCTGCCCTACAACGCGCCGATTGACTCCATCCAGCTCGGGGGTAGGAGCCCCTTCACGAACACCGTCGACCCAACGACGGGACAGATTTACCAGAACGTCGTACCAGACGCGTCGGGCACGTACGGCGGACCGTCACAGGTCCCCATCGGACCGATTCGCTTCCCTCAGAACACCATCGTCATCGCTGAGAACTCCGCGCTCGAATACAACGTGGGGATGGTCAAGGACAACTACTTCTGGTACGCCTCCGACCGCAGCAACAAGTTCGGCGACCAGTCCACCATCGCTCCGCAGGGGAACATCCCGACGACGGTAGCTGGACCGAACGAGCTGTGGACGAAGGCGGGCGGTCACAAGGGCATGATCGTTCGGCACGTCACACCGATGTCGTCCAGCATCCATGTCGACGCGCAGTGGAACGCAGACGCCACTCCCCGGACGATCAACGGAAAGCGGTACGGGTTCCAGTTCCACTACAACCCGACAGCCATCAACATGTCCTACGACGGAGCCAGCGACGTCGACCCGACGTTCCTCATGTCCGGTCAGAACAAGTTCAACCCGGTAGCAGGAGCTGGGCTCACCCAGAGCAGCCTCCGGTTCGACGTGCTGCTCAACCGGAAGCCGGACTTCAAGTATTACGACTCGGCGGGACACCTGAAGCCCGAGGCTCCCCACGACCTCTACGCGCCGCGGATGCCCACCGTCTCGGAGCAGGAGCAAATCTACGCCAAGGGCACCATGTATGACGTCGACTACCTGCTGGGCGTCCTCATCGGATTCAGCATGGACACGCAGCTCCGCGGCAACACCACGGACATCGGCTTCCTCATCGGTGCGCCTGTGGAGGTCCACCTGGGCAAGTCGATGCGCTACATGGGCGTCATCGGCGGAATCTCGGTCGCGCACGCCTTCTTCGATGACCGGATGGTGCCCACGTTCAGCACGGTGAGCATCACACTCAGCCGGATGCCGGATTACCAGGGAGAGTAGGATAAATCGTGATCTACGCCGACAGTCGCTACGCAGACGGCACTCTGGTGCAGAACTACCTCACCAAGGATGACACCTACCACGTCTCGGTCTTCCGGAACTTTCCTACGTCGACTTCCACCTACAGCCAGTACGTCTGGCGGGAATCCGACCGGATGGACCTCGTGGCGGCGAAACTCCTCGGAGACGCGAGCCTGTGGTGGCGGATCATGGACTTCAACCCTCAGCTCCCGAATCCGATGGACATTCCTGTAGGAACGGCGATACGGATTCCGCATGGCTTCTAACCTCCTCGATGGCGAAAAGTCCGCCGCTGCGGGCAAGCCCCGCTACGACTTCAGCTTCAAGGTCGTCTTCCCCACGCTGCCCCTGCTCGACGGCAAGCCCCAGTCGATCCGCCTCATCGAGCGGCAGTACAAGCACGACATCCTGAAGATCAACTTCGACTCGGTCAGCCCGGTCTACTTCGAGCTGCTCAAAAGCGGTGTGCCGGTGAAGGTCATGTGGAACCACGGGTCGGACAAGCGGTCCTGGTACGGCTACGTGAACTTCGTCACCAAGAGCGTCTCCAGCCAGAAGCTGCAGCCGATGACGATCACCTGCCTGGGACCGACGTACCCGTTCAAGGACCAGGGCAACCGGGTCTTCCCGAACTCCACCGTCTCCGAGGCGGTCAAGACCGTGGTCGAGGAGCAGGGGTTCCGGTTCATCGGAGACCCCTCCAACACCCGCTACCCGCAGCTCGTGATCGCTGGGCACTCCTATTGGGAGTGGCTCGTGGAGATGGCTCACCGGACCGGCTTCGGCATCTGGGTGGACGGTACCGACTTCCACTTCCGGGACGTCACCGCGCTCGTCAACAAGACCGCGGCGACCGCACCCGTGCTCGCGCTGGGAAACCAGAACGTCGCCACCTTCCAGCAGAAGCTCTCCCCGACGCTCGACACCTTCGAGCCGATGCTGGGCGACTACATCGAGGGGACCAGCGCCGCGCGAGCGGTCAAGAACACCGCAGGCGTGGACCCGCTCACCATGACCCCGCACTTCTCGTCTGCGTCGCCGTCTGACCTGTCGGGCGGGCTCCGCGCCATCCCGAGCGCCGACCTGTTCGCGGAGTACCGGACCGGCGACGTGTCGAACAGCGCGGTGTCCTCCGCTACAGCCGCGACCAGCGCGTCGTCGCTCGCGCTGTTCAACATCCCGGCGAAGGCTTCCGCCATGGGCAACCCCCTCGTCCACCCGTTCGGCGCGGTGTACCTCCGGAACACCGGCACGGACACGGACGGGTACTGGATGGTGAAGGAAGCCGAGCACATCATCCGGCGTACCGGGGGCGACTACACGCTGCTCATGTCTCTGGCAACGGACGGGATCGGCGACACCGCCACGTCCCCCTTCCGGTCGTCCACTCCTGCCATCCGCGGGAGCGTGCACATCGCGAACGCGCTCTCCCAGCAGGCACAGTCCCTCGGACCGATTGGCTCGAACGAGCCGGTCCTGACCACCCTCGCCCCGTCCATCGGGGTCGCTAACCAGGGCTACCTGCGCACCCCTTCGCGCTGGGTCGCCCCCAGAAGGAGCTGAGATGGCACAGAACATCGCTGAGGTCGCCATTGCGCTGCCGTTCCGCATCGATGCGCAGGGAAACATCGCGTCGTCGTCCGATCAGTCGTCAATCTGGGCTGACCGGGTGAAGTCTGCCGTAGGAACGATCAAGGGCACCCGTCTGATGCGCTCCTTCTACGGAACGGACATCTCCGAGGGGATGCTGACCACGGTGGCGGAGATGTCGGGTGTAATCACCGACGAGATAACCAAAGTGTTCAGCGCGCAGTTTCCCACCCTCACGCTGCTCGGCGTTTCCGTAGACTGGGACGATAGCCAGAACACCATCCAGGCAGACGTCCTTTACAAGCTTCCGAGCCAGGATGAAGCCAAAACACAGGTAGGAATCGCCTCCCTGTCGAGCAACAACCAACTCAGCGAGGTGAACCTGTGACCGCTCCTGCAAGCACCACCCCGGTGGTGGTGGACTACACGAGTCGGGACTTTTCCTCGCTCCGGGACGCTCTCATCGCCCGAGTGCAGGCTCGCGTGCCGAACTGGACCGGAACTGACCCTTCCGACTTCGGTCTGGCGCTCATCGAGGCGTTCGCGTACCTCGGCGACAACGTGTCATACTACATCGACCGAATCGCCAACGAGTCGAACATCGTGACCGCTACCCAGCGGTCGAGCGTCCTCTCCATCGCCAAGAGCCTTGGGTACACGCCCGCGGGCTACCAGTCGGCGACGACCAACGTCTCGTTCACCAACACCAGCGCATCCCCGCTGACGATCCCCGCGGGCACCGAGCTGGTCTGCTCGGTGGCAGTGGCAGACACCGTCCGGCAGCTCATCTTCTCCACCACCGCTGACATCCCCGTCCCGGCAGCCGCAGGCGGCATCGCGGGCACCGCGTCAGGGGTCATCACCCACGGCGAGAACGTCGCCCTGCGCCCCGCCTCGACGTACTACACGTCGGACGGCGAGCTGCTCGGCTACTCGGACGGCACGCCCAACCAGGCGTTCGTTCTGAAGGAGAACCAGGTGGTCGACGGCTCCGTCGCCGTCTCCGTCAAGAACGGCACGACCTTCGCTCTCTGGAACACCGTCCTTCATGCGGCGGACTACGGACCGAACGACGCCATCGTCACCATCGACTCCGACGCCAACAACTTCGTGACCGTCACCTTCGGCGATGGCGTCTCTGGTGCGGTGCCCCCGATGCACGCCGAGATTCGCGCGATCTACACGGTCGGTGGCGGCACGGTAGGCAACATTCCGCCGAGCACGACGTTCTCCTTCTACGCGTTCCCGGCGTCGGTGTCGCCCACCACGGCTACCGCCATCCAGGCTGCGATCAGCGCCGTCAACACGAACACCGCCACGGGCGGGCAGGACCCGCTGAGCACGGACATGATCCGCATCCTGGCTCCGAAGTCGTTCGCTGCCCTGAACCGCGCCGTCACCCTGACCGACTACGAGTCGCTCGCCATGTCCACCCCGGGCTGTGGAATCGCCAATGCCGTCGCGGACATCTGGTCCTCGGTCACGCTGTACGTCGCGCCGCTGCGCGACCTCGGCAACACCGAGCAGTTCCCGATGTACGACGACACGAACGCGA